CCAAGCAAGAAAATGCTCAACTAGGTCGTAAACTTCGACACAACACGATCAAGTTGCTAAAACATTATAGCCAGTTACAATCATACGTCGATAACGCCATCTCTGATTCGACACAAGCAGAGGACATATGGCTAAATGAGTTATTGGCAGATATGTTCGACGATAATAGCATTGTAAGAGTAAATGCCATTGTTAAGAGCAAAGAGAAAACGGCGCTTATGATGAGACACGTAAATAACATGCTAGATATCTATGCGGAAAAGTGCAGCGAGAAACAGTTTAAATACTGTGAATGTGTGCGACGTTATTATATCGATGGCGAAACATTAGAAGAAATTGCTGAATCATTCCCTGAAAAACCCGATGTGCGTACTATTCATAGGTACGTTGCAAGGGGAATAGAAGAACTATCTGTACTTCTCTGGGGAGTGATAGGGCTCAATACAAAATTGTCATAAAACTGTCATGGACATGTCATTCTTGACAATTTATAATGATAGTGTGAGTTAATGGGACAACAAATACTCTATCTCTCAACGACACAGTGAAACCTAGAACACTAAAACGAAAAGACCACTTAATCTATACGGTTAGGTGGTCTTTTTGTATGCAAATTTAAGGAGGCGAGGTGAATACGATTGACTGATGTGTATTGTGAAAAACGAAGATGCTTAAACAATGTTAAGGGTTGGTGCAAAGCAAATGGCATTCATATTGATCATATGTGTAAATCGTATGCACCTTCACATTCTTTAATCAAAACTAAAACGGCGAAGGTTCATAAAGACCGTGGTAAGTATAAACAAAATAAAGGTGTATTGAAGTAGCCAGGAGGTGAGATAGTGGCTGCATTAAAAAATAAACGTCATGAGAAATTTTGTCATGAGTACATCAAGGATATGAATGCGACACAGGCGGCTATTCGCACTGGCTACTCTAAAAAAACAGCCAAGATGCAAGGTAGTCGCTTGATGACTAATGATGACATTAAATCGAGGGTTGCCGAGCTTAGAGACGCTTATTTAGATGAAAATATCATGACGGCTAAACAGGTCGAATATGAGCTTACAAGGATTGCGCTTGGTCTATCAACAGAAAAGACCGTTGTGATTGAAGGCCAGGGAGATGGATGGTCAACAGCTCGTATCATGGATAAGCCTCCAGATGAAAGGTCCAGACTAAAGGCTCTTGAACTTATGGCAAAACGACACCGGATTCTATCTGGTGACACAACTATCGATGTGCAACCGGTGATCATCGTAGGCGGTGATGATATTGCCGATTAAATGTGAAAAGGTCTATTTGCCCGATATCATCGGCAAAGGATATGGAGCATTTTGGAGGTTCAAAGGCCGCTATAAAGTAGTAAAAGGCAGTCGTGCTAGCAAGAAGTCGTCTACGCAATCGTTAAAAGTGATTGTGGAGATAATGGAAAACCCTGCTATTAATTGGTTGGTAGTGCGTAAGACAGAGCGAACTCTACGTGATAGTTGTTTTGCACAGCTTAAATGGGCGATGAGGCAATTAAAGGTAGAGAAGTACTTTAAATGTTCTGTGTCGCCACTTGAAATAACCTATATCCCAACTGGACAAAAGATCCTGTTCCGTGGGCTTGACGATCCATTGAAAGTAACATCTATCACGGTTGAAGTTGGCGCGCTGTGTAGGCTTTGGATAGAAGAAGCCTACGAGATTATGAGCGAGGATGCTTTCAACAAACTGGATGAATCCATTCGTGGACAGTTGCCTGAGGGGATGTATCATCAAGTGGTTTTAACTTTTAACCCGTGGTCTGATCGACACTGGCTAAAGAAACGTTTCTTTGATGAGTCTAGTCCAAATGTGCTGGCTTTGACTACTAATTACATGTGTAATGAGTTTCTTAGTGAGTCAGACTTAGCACTTTTTGAAGAAATGAAAAAGAATCCCAAACGTTACCAGGTTGCAGGACTTGGAAATTGGGGTGTGGTTGAAGGTCTTGTATATGAAAATTGGCGTGAATTAGCGTTTAATGTTAATGACATTAGAAGTCTAGACGGAATAAAGTCAGCATTTGGACTCGACTTTGGTTATACAGTAGACCCTACAGCATTAGTGTGCATGCTAGTTGATATGGAGAACAAGAAAATCTACATATTCGACGAGCTGTACGAAGCAGGGCTTACTAATCAACAATTAGCATCCCGTGTCATTGATATGGGATATGCGAAAGAAAAGATTCGAGCCGATAGTGCCGAGCCTAAATCTATTGAGGAACTGTACCAGGCAGGGTTAAAAGGGGTAACCAATGCGCGCAAGGGCAAGGATAGCATATTAAACGGTATTCAGAGAATACAAGACTACGAATTAATTGTCCATCCAAGATGCGTTAACGTGCTGCGTGAGTTGTCCACATACCAATGGGCAAAAGATAGATTTGAGAAATACACAGGAAAACCTGAAGACGAAAATAACCATGCTATGGATGCTATGCGGTATGGTTTGGAAGATATTAATGTAGAAAGGTGGTCGTTTGATTGATACTATCTCAGTTATGGGACCGTATTATAAAAGGTTCAGCTACGATGTCAGAGCGAGAATTTTTGCGAGTACAACTTCGCAACTTTTTAGCTAGTGAACAACGCAAAACAATGGTTACTGCTATTGATTATTACAATGGAAAGCATGACATTCTAACTAAGCAACGATGTGTTGTTGGTGAGGGTGGTAAACAACTTGCGTTACAAGGTGTGCCTAACAATCAGATTATAGATAATCGATTCGATGATCTGGTTGACCAAAAGGTTAATTACTTATTATCTAAGCCGTTAGATATCAATGCAGATGATGACGAATTAGACAAGCTGTTTGGAATTCAATTCCAACGACTATTAAAGTCTGTTGGGAAATTCGCTACTATGGCAGGTAAGGCATATATCCACCCTTATATTGGTGTTGACGGCTCTCTTAAATTCAAAATGATGAAACCGCATCAGGTGTTACCATTTTGGGCTGATGAAGAACACACACAACTAGATGCGTTCTTATACTTGTACGACATTGAGTATTACACAGGTCTAGAAACTAAAACCATTCACAAAGTGGAATACTATACACCTAATGGGATTCAGTATTATGTATGGGATATGGAACGTTTACTTCCTGACGCAGATAAAACAAACACAGCTAACTTTGCTATTGATGATAAGCCGTATAATTGGGAACGCATTCCTTTGATCATGTTCCGAGCTAATGAATTTGAGCAACCGCTTATTATCAAAGTAAAATCACTTCAAGATGCATTAAATAGATTGCTTTCTAACTTCCAGGACAACATGGAAGAGGATATCCGCAGCACAATCTTGATTTTGCAGAACTATGACGGGCAGAATCTTGCCGAATTTCGACAAAATCTAGCCACATATGGAGCTATTAAAGTGCGCACGGTTGATGGTGTCAATGGTGATGTAAAAGCACTTAAAATCGAAGTGGATAGTGATAACTATCAGCTACTGATAAATCTTTTGCGTAAGGCTATTATTGAAAATGGACGAGGATTTGATGCTAAAGACGATCGCATGTCAAACAATCCTAACCAAATGAATATTATGTCCATGTATTCCGACATCGATTTAGATGCTAATGAAATGGAGCTGGAGTTTAAATCTAGCTTGCATGACTTGATGTGGTTTGTTAACACATATCGCGGGTTAACTAATCAAAATGCAGTTGAAGAAGTCGACTTTATATTCAATCGCGACTTGCCTATCAATGAGGGCGATACGATTAATAACTGTAAAAATTCCGTTGGTATCATATCCAATGAAACTATCATTGCAAATCATCCTTGGACAAAAGATGCTGCTGAAGAGCTAGAAAGATTGAAAAAAGAACAATCTGAGATAACAGCTGATTTTGTTGTACCAAATGGCGGTGAGGCTCATGGCGAATGATTATTGGGAAAAGCGATATGAGCATCTGCTTGATGAATCGTTCCAAAAAGCCAATCTTACTGATGAGGAAATCAAAACCAATTATGCTAGGGCATTGCGTCGAATAGAGAAATCTATTAATGACTGGTATCGCCGATTTGCTACGGAAAATGGCATACAATTAGCTGAGGCTAGGAAGTTATTAAACGCTTATGAGATGAAGGCCTTTAAAATGGATCTAGTTGAATTCAAAGCAGAAGCTAAGAAACTCGGCGTATCTGAAGAACATCAACAAATGCTATCAAATGCATCAATTCGCGAGCGACTAAGTCGAGAACAAATGTTATACATTAATGTAATCCACGAAATTGAAATGCTATCCCAAAGGCAAAATATCTCAATTAAAGACTTGCTACAAGAGGTGTATCAATCCTCCGTATACAAAACGGCATATACCGCTCAAACACAGAGAGGATCATATTCCAATATTAATACGATTGATGGTAAGCGTGTCGAAAGCGTCGTTCATAGCCAATGGGCTAGTGATGGGCAAGATTTTAGTAGTAGAATATGGAGTGATACATCAAAGCTGGTTACAAATTTACAGAATGACTTTACTCAGGCCCTTATTATTGGACAAGGGGCAGATACGATGGCAGATAATTTGCATAAGCGAATGAAAACATCGTACAGTAACGCTAAGCGCTTAGTTGAAACTGAGACCGCAAGGGTACATGAACAAGGGTTTATTGACAGCATGAAAGAGCTTGAAGTTGAGGAGTTAGAAATATTAGCTACCTTAGATAGCCGTACATCACCAATCTGCAGACGAATGGACAGGAAACGAGTGAGATTAGTCGATGCTAAACCAGGGGTTACGGTCCCTCCGTTTCATTGTTATTGTAGATCAACAACCATTCCTTATATTCCTGAGCTAGAAGGTGAGACGCGCACAGGTCGAAACCAAGCAGAAAAAAGCATCGATTATGATGGCACTATTACTTATGATGAGTGGGAAAAACAATATATTAACTAATTAGCAGCTTAACCGCTGCTTTTTTATTGCCATTTTAGTATTGTTGGGCGATAACTAACAAGACCGTAGACGTGAGGTGTAGCTCACGAAAATAAAGCGAAATGGGTATTTTATTTAAGGAGGTCACTATGACTAAGGAAGAATTATTAGCATTAGGATTAACTGAGGAGCAGGCAGCTAAAGTCGTTGAGGACTATGGCAAGAAATATGTTTCTAAGGATCAATTTAATTCTAAGAATGAGGAACTTAAATCCGTTAAGGGTGAGCTAACGACTCTTAATGGCGAAATTGATAACCTCAAAAAATCTAATGCAGATAATGCGGAGCTTGCGAAACAAATTGAATCAATGAAAACTGATGCAGAAACCCGCAAAGCTGAATACGAGGGTAAAATCGCACAACTTGAAATTGACAATATTGTGAACGTAGCATTGTCCAACGCAAAAGCTAAAAACAACGTTGCAGTCCGGGCTTTATTGGATTTAAAAGATGCAAAAGTAAAGGACGGCAAAATTAAAGGATTAGATGAACAACTTGCTGAAGTTGCGAAAGCTAATCCTTATTTATTTGGTGAAGCATCTGCACCTAAAGGCGTAGCACCAGGTAATCCTGGTGGGAAATCTGCAGACGGTACAGTAACCAAAGAAGACTTCGCAAAAATGACATATTCTCAACGAGCGGAGTTATATTCTAAAAATATCGAACTTTATAATTCATTGACAGGAGGAATCACAAATGAATAAACAATTCTCTTTTAATTTGCAAACATTCGCTGATGGCCCAACTAAAACGGCTAATGTAATTAATCCGCAAGTTATGGCCGATATGGTGTCTGCTGGGTTGCCAAAAGCAATTAAATTTACACCAATTGCTAAAATTGATGATACTTTAGCTGGTGCACCTGGTAACGAAATTACAATCCCGGCATGGGGGTATATTGGTGATGCTGAAAACATCGCGGAAGGTGAAGAAGTTACCGCAACTCAAATGTCTACTTCCGTCGCTAAAGCAACAATCAAAAAAGCAATGAAACGTGTTGACATTACCGACGAAGCTAAACTTTCTGGATATGGTGATCCTGTAGGTGAAGCAACTCATCAGTTGCGTTTGTCCATTGCATCCAAAATCGATCAAGATGTTGTAGCAGCCCTTGGTGGTGCGACTCTTACAATTACTGACACAAAAGCTATTTCCTATGCAGGTGTAGTTAACGCAGTAGATAAATTAAACGAAGAAGACTACGTTGAAAAATATTTGTTCGTTGCACCTTCTCAAATCACTGCTCTTCGTAAAGACCCTGATTTTATTGACAAAACAAAATACGGCAATGACGTAATGATGACTGGTGAAATCGGTATGATTGCCGGGTGTCGTGTTGTAACATCTCGTCGCATTGATGACTCTAAAGCTAATATCGATAACTTCATTGTTGCTGTAAGTGCTGAAGTAGAAGATGGCACTCCTGTATTGCCTGCTGCAACAATCTACATTAAACGTGATGTCATGGTCGAAGTAGACCGTGTTCCTGAAAAAGGCTTAGACAAAATTGTGGCCAATGAACACTATGTTGTGGCATTAACTAATCAATCTAAAGTCGTAAAAGCTACGTTTAAAAAATAGTAGGTGATCACAATGACCACGAAAGAGATGGTTTTACAGCTCCTTGAATCGTGGCTTGGGTATGATGCAATTTCTGATATAAATATCATTGAGTATGTGATTAATGCGGAAACGCAACATATCCTCAATGATATTAATCAGGTTGAACTACCTAGCGAACTACAACACGTGCTTATATACCGTGTAATTGGTAGCTATATCACGACAAACAAAAATAAATTGATTGAAGCTGATGGGGAGATGGCAAGTTCAATTAAAATGGGTGATACTGAAGTCCAATTCAAAGGATCTGATAAAGCGACTAGACTCCAAGAGCTAGCTACTACTTTGAGCGGGTACGGAAGGGGTGACTTAGCATGCTTCCGACAGCTAAGATGGTAAATCTTGCTAGACGTCAATTAGAACGTTTGTATGATTGTACTTGTTATGTTATTTCTGAAATCGATGCGATGGACCCTGACACTGGAATTATGAATAAAACATCCAGGCGTGAGGGTCCATTTCCTTGTAGAATCAGCTATAAAACTCTCTCTACAGGTCAAATCGCTGAGATTTCGAAATTTAGCACCATTACGGTACTTTTCACCGCTCCGGATATAGCCATACCAAAAGGAGCTAGAATCGAGCTCGTAGGACGAAATACAAAGCAGTTTTTTCGCAGTGCTTCGATTCCGGCACAATATGATACCCACCAAGAGGTGCAGCTCGAAAATTTAGAGGTGCATTGATATGGGTGTTGAATTTGATCTAAAAGAATTTGCTGCATTTAATAGTAGTTTAGTCAAATTAAGTCAATCAGGGAATCTTCAAAAATTCAACAAACAAGTTTTGAAGGAATTGTCTAGTGTGTATGTACGAGAAGCTAAGCTAAATACTCCAGTTGGAAAACGTTCTGTTAAATTTATGCAGAACGGTAAAGTCCAAACAAAATACTTTGATACTGAACATACACGGCAGTCCTGGAGGGTTGGTCAATATCGATTGAGTAATAGAACAGGCAGAATTAAGGTTTTTAATACCTCTTCATATGCATCTTTTCTTAATGATGGACATCGGCAAGAGGTTGGCAAATTCTTGCCGTGGCTTGGGCAATCTAAAGGAGACGTAATGCAGGGCGGCAGATTGAAAAATTCTTGGGTGGACGGTGCGTACATGCATGAAAAGGCAGAAAAGGTAGTCAACAAGAATGCTAAACGTATTATGGATATTACATTAAAGAAATGGGTTGAAGAACATGGTGGATTCTGATGTATTAACAGCCGTGTCTAAGGCAGTACATAAGGCATTAAATGTGCCAATATACCTTGAGTTCAAAGAGAACAATATAACATTCCCATGTGCCTATATTAAGGTGATTGAACCTAGTATGAATAGACATGTTGGCGAATTACATAATATCTCTTTGGATTTAGATATCATGTATTACGCCAATAATCTTGATGTTGTTACAGATACGAGAAAACTTATTGATATTCCTAGAGTGTTATATCAATTACTTGAATTTGTACAAGTTGGGGAACGTACCATTATGGGGACTGGAATGAAGTATAAGATTTCTGATGGGGTGTTACATTTCTTCGTAACGTACGAAAATATACTCCGCGCCGCATCCAAACCAATTGATCATATGAAACGAATGGAATTAACAGAAAGGTTAAAAGATGGCTAAAGAAACACAAGAAACACAAGTGCCGGTTCAGGATGAGCCACGCTTTAGTGTTGAACAAATCGTACAGTCTGAAACGTATGGCCGCTATGCGGACTTGCTAAACGCTGTACTCGATACTTCTGTGATGTATACTCACAAAGAAATCGAACAACTGTTGGCGCGAGAACTATCGCGCATTGTTATTGTTGATATTAATGAATAGGAGGCTAACATATGGCTTTAGGCGGCGGTACATTTTTGTTTTATAACAAAGTAATGCCAGGTACATATATTAATTTCGTATCTAAATTGCGTGCTAGTACAGATGTATCTGATCGTGGTTTTGGTGCGATGATGTTGAGCTTAGATTGGGGCCCAACAGGTGAAGTATTCCGCGTTGATAGCGACGACTTCCAAAAATCTTGTCAAAAAATCTTTGGTTATGATTATGCTCATGAAAAATTAAAAGGTCTACGTGACCTGTTTATTGGGCTCAAAACAGGTTACTTTTATCGCTTGAATAGTGATGCTGTAAAAGCGGACAATGCGGTTGCTACTGCTAAATATGGCGGTGTTCGTGGTAACGACTTAGGGGTATCTATTCAGGCAGACCCTGACAATAGCGGCAAGTACGTTGTAACGACATACCTCACAAGTGATGGTGTTCGTAAAGTAGTGGCTGAACAACGTAATATCGGGGTAATTGCAGACATTGCGTCTAATGATTATGTAGACTTCAAAAGTTCTGCTCAATTAACTGCTACTGCATACACTCCATTGACTGGTGGTTCGAATGGCGCAGCAATTACAGCTCAAAACTACCAAGATGGATTAGGAATGTTAGAGCCGTACTACTTCAATACAATTGGGTATGCTGGTGCGGATGACACAATCAAGTCCTTGTTAATTAACTTTACTAAACGTGCACGAACAGAAACTGGAGCTAAGTTCCAATTGGTTATTCACGGCAAACAAAAGGTTAACGATGAAGGTGTTATTTCTGTATTGAACGATGTTACTGACACTGGCGCAGAAAAAGGCTCTTTAGTGTATTGGACATTAGGTCAAGAAGCGTCTTGCCCTATTAATAAATCTGTAACTAATACTATCTATAATGGCGAATATACTGTTAATGCTAAGTACAAACAATATGAATTACAACAAGCGATTACCAATGGTATGTTTGTGTTCCACACTGTATCTGACTCGGTAAGCGGAAACATCCAAGGGGATGTTCGTGTGTTGAAAGACATCAATACATTTACTGAATTTAGCAAAGAAAAAACACGTGACTTTGCTATGAACCAGGTCATTCGGGTTCTTGATAATTGGGCGGTTGATTCTGCGCGTTTATTCAATAGAACTTATCTTGGTAAATCTCAGAATGATCAAGTTGACCGTGAGGCCCTTTGGAATGACTTGGTAGCGTTGGCTGAAGAATACGCTCGTGTGCGTGCAATTCAAAACTTTACAGATAAGGATATTCCTATTCCTAGTCAAGGCGAACATAAAGAAGATGTTCTTGTTGACGTCCAATTGCAACCAACTGTTGCAATGGAAAAATTATATATGACTGTTGTAGTGGCGTAGGAGGTAACATATGGCAGATGAAATTTTAGATGCTTTGAAAACGATGGAAGCAGCTGATGTCATTTCTTCCAAATTGGCATCTTGCTATATCGTGTCCGACGGTAATAGATACTTGCTGTTCCAGGCTAAGAAGTTAAGCGCAAAAATCAAAAAGAATAAAGAAAAAGTAGCTATTTTGGGCCGCATTGGTGCCGGAAACAAGTCCACTTCTGTTGAATATAGTGGCAGCTTAACGATTTACCACAACACAGCATTGTTTGATAAGATGGTTGAAAAATACTTAAAGACTGGTGTTGATACTTATTTTGACATGCAAGTAGTTAACCATGATCCAACTTCTAAAGCTGGTCGACGTTCCGTTATTTTAAAAGGCGTAAACCTTGATGAATTAACGGCAGCAGAATTCGATGCTGATGGTAAATATATTGAGCAAGAACATAATTTCACTTATGAAGGTGTTAAATATGTTCAACACTTTAATGAATTAGATGGGATGCAAGCCTAGTGCTTGCTCCCTTTTTTATAGGAGGTTTTTACAATGGCTGAAAATTTAAGTGCATTCCTTAAACAAAACGTTGATGTAGTCAATGAAACTGAATACGTAGCATCTAAGCGTATCAAAGTGAATGGTGAGCCAGTAGCATGGAAGATTAAAACGCTAGCTACTGAAGAAACAGAAAGAATGCGTAAGAAATACACTAAGCGTATTACTGACCGTATCACTCGTCAATCTGAAGAACGTTTCGACGCAACTGCATACAATGAAGATGTGCTATCTAAGGCAATCACGTATCCTAATCTTTATGATGCGGAACTTCAAGATAGCTGGGGCGTTACCGAACCGGTTGAGTTAGTAAAAGCAATGCTCACACCAGGTGAATACGCTGACCTTTTGGCAGCAGTAACAGAAGCCCAAGGCTATGATGTCGGCATGGAAGATAAGGTAAAAGAAGTAAAAAACTCCTAGAATCCAATGAAACAGAAACGATGTTCGCATATTTGGCATTTGTTAAATACCATATGCGACCTTCTGTTTTTGCGGATATGGACATGAATGAAAAGGCTGTAGTAATTGCCTTTATTCAGCGACATGCTAAGGATGAGCAAGATGAAATGAATAAGGCAAAAAGGGGGTAACGAATGGCTACACTTTCTAACTATATAAGCCTCTCAACTAATATTCCTAATGCTATGAACGCAGCCGCAAACGCAACAACTAAAGCATATCAATCCATGAACACGCTACATAATAAGATGACTGGCGTATCAAATGCTAGTGAAACGCTAAAAGCTAGCATGGGCGGAATCATGAACAGCTTTGCTGGCAACCTGTTGGCTAGTACGGTAATGAACGGTATTGGCGCTATAAAAGGTGCTATCGAATCGATTCAAGATACTGCTACTGAATGGGCACAGGTTCAAGCTCGCCTTAAATTGGTAGCTGGAAGCCAGGAAAATGCTATTTACCTAAATAAGCAGATATTTGAGTCCGCACAACGTGCAAGAGGCGGTTACTTAGAAATGGCTGATGCAGTAATTCAAGTATCTCAATCCGCACACGATGCGTTCCCAGACCCAAGAAAAGCCGTAGAATTTATGGAGGGGATTCAAAAGGTATTCGCTATCGGCGGCGCATCGAAAGAAGCACAAAAGAACGCCATGCTTCAGTTAACGCAAGGATTGGCAAGTGGACAATTACAAGGTGATGAATTCCGCTCGATTGCAGAAAATGCACCTATGATTGAAAACATCATTGCTAAATCAATGGGCGTATCCCGTGGCGAACTTAAAAAACTAGCCTCGGAGGGCAAGATTACTGCTGAAGTCATTAAAAACGCAATTATGAATAATTTACCTGAGATTGAAAAGCAGTTTGAGTCGCTTCCTAAAACTTGGGGCGATCATATGCAGTCGATTAAGAATAAAGCTATTCGGGCGTTCGAACCTGTGTTCCAGCGAATATCCGACCTTGCTAATAGTGAGGGCGTCCGTGAGTTAGTGGACAACGTAACTGGGGCTATTCAAACTGTAGCGCCAGTATTCTATTGGCTCGTAGGCGTTATAGGTGAAACGATTAATACTGCAGTATGGGCATTCAACACGTTATCTAATTTTGTTAGACAGCACTCGTCTATCATGTATACAGCGATGATAATATTGGGCGGCGTTATGGCGTTTTATGCAATCCGAGCCGGGATAGCAGCCGGAAGAACAATTCTCGCTGCCGGTGCTATGGCAATTAAGGCTGTAGCGGATTGGGCGGAAACTGCTGCTCTGTTAGCAATGATTGTAGCTCAAGAAGGATTGAACGCCGCATTGTATGCGTGCCCATTAACATGGGTAATCGGTTTAATTGTTGCAGTTATAGTCATAATCTACTTAGCGGTAGAAGCTATTAACTATTTCTGTGAAGCGAATATTAGCGTGCTAGGAATCGTAGTTGGCGCTTTTTGGGCTTTCGGTTCCGTTATTTTCAATGTATTTGCATTGGGCTGGAATATCATCGCAGCATTTGTTAATTTCTTAGCCAACGTATTCAAAGACCCATTACATGCAGTCGGTAACTTGTTTATTGATATATGGAATGGTATTTGGCAATTTGTAAAAGCTAGAATTAACGATATCATTGATGCAATCAATAAAATCCCTGGTGTAAATATCGATAAAGTCGGCGGGTCTACTGGCGTATTAGAACGATTCGAGATTGCCGGCGGTGAAACTACCATCATGGGTAAGATGGATTATTCTAGCGTCACAGGAGCTTTTGGGGAAGGTTACAACATTGGGGCTAACCTTAGCCTTGGTGATTTGATGCCTAATATGCCTAACATAAAAACTCCTCAAGAGTTTGACGTGAGCAAAATTACTCCGGGCGCGGATCATGATGCGGCCAGTAAGACTAAGAAAAATACAGGTAAGACTGCCAAGAACACCGGCAAGATTGCCAAGTCTATCGACATGACAAACGAGGAAATCAAAGCGCTTCGTGAAAGTGCTATTGATAAGTCGTTGAAGAAGTGGCAAGATGCTAATATCATTCACATCCAAATGAATAACGATGTAGAAATAAATAACGGCACAGATTTAGACGGCTTTACAAGTCAGATTTCAAAAGGCTTGAAAGACGCATTTACAATTCAAAGGGAGGGAATCTAAATGTATTACTTCTATATGGGAACGATGCAAATACCGATTCCCCCTAAGGAGTTGGTTACAACAATAAATGGCAAAAATGAAACAATGGATTTGCTAGGGAAAGGTGAAGTGAACATTATAAAGCCCGCAGGGCTCACTGATGTGGCTTTCAAATTTCTCTTACCTAACTCTGACTATCCATTTAACGAATCTATGTTATTTAAATCTAAAAAAGCTAAATATTACATAGATGAGTTAGAAAAGCTTAAGACTACTAAGACCGTATTCCAATTCATTGTAGTTCGGATGAAACCAAACGGACAAATGCTATCGATGACTAACATGAAGTGTACACTTGAAAATTACACCATCGAAGAAGATGCTGATAATGGTTTTGATTCATATGCTAATGTTTCGCTTAAGCAGTGGAAACCGTGGGGGGCTAAACGGATTGAAATCAAGACTGATAAGGATGGCGTTGCAAAAGGCAGCGTTAAACAGGATAGACCGGCAGATGACAAAACAGTAGCTACCAAAGCTAAAGCGTCTAAAGGGCAAACGCTCCAGCAAATTATTAAAAAGCAATTAGGAAATACAGACAATCTATTTCAAATTGCTGCTCTTAATAAGATTGCAGTCCCTGCTGCTTTGGCGGTAGGACAAGTCATCCAACTCAAAAAAGAAGGTGGCAGTGAATGGCTGTAAATGAATCTAAAACTGCTGAGCAGTCTCAAATTAACGGCATTATCACTCCGATACCTATGCCGATACAACTACACTATGAGTTAACCATTAGGAATAAGAATACTGGAGATTTATGGTTAGTTGAGCCACAAGACGATATACAAATCACAAGAGCTATTGACTGTGTGCCTAGTAAGATGACCTTCAAAGTGCCTAAAGATCCAAATCTAAATTTTGATGAAGGGGATACCGTAAAGTTTACTTTGAACGGAGGAGCAGTATTCTTTGGATTTATATTTGAAAAGCAACGCGATGGGAAAAACACAATTTCCGTTACTTGCTATGATCAATTACGCTATTTAAAAAATAAAGACTGCTATATTATTGGTGCGATGACTGCAACTGAGTTTATTAAGATGGTGGCAGAGGACTTTGGATTGAAGTGTGGCTACATGGACAATACCGTATGGAAAACTCCTGACAAACCGAAAACCGTATTTAAGGACAAATCATTGCAAGAAATGATTTGTCAATTATTGGATAAAACAGTCATATTTACGCCCAATCATGCTTTTTATCATTTGTTCGATGATAATGGCGAATTGAGATTAGCGTCATTTGAGAGTATGAAAACCGATATTTATATTGATGATGAGTGCATGGAAGATGTGCAATATACAACTTCTATTGATAAAGATACTTACAACTATGTGAAAATCATACGTACAGTTCCTAATGGCGCTTCTAGTAAGTTAGAGAATACGTTCATTGCTAAAGATGACAAGAACATTGCTAAGTGGGGTCGCTTACAGTATTTGATAATTCCTAAAGAGAAGGATATTAATGCAGTAGCTGAAGCTAAGGCAATTATGGCCCACAAAAACAAGAAAACTCGGGAGATTAAACTGAAAAATGTTATCGGCGATGTGCGAGTGCGTGGCGGTTCTTTGGTTTATATTAATCGTAACTTTGGGGATATCATAGTTAATAACTACATGATGGTTACATCAGTCACACATACGTTTAAAACAGGATTTCACGGAATGGATTTAGATTTGAGATATGTTGATAATGATGCTGTGTATGAAGTGGCAAAAGACGAGGACGCTGAAGCCGTTAAGAAGATTGAAGCGTCCAAGAAAACCAAGTCTGGTAGCGCAACGGCTGCAGGTGGAACTTCTGGCCAAGTCGATACAGCTTTCAACGCTAACAATGGCAGGGTTAGTCAATATGGTAGTGAGGGTTGTGTAGATACTGCGTGTGCTGCCGGCTCGTATTATAACAAAGACCTCGCAGATGAATATAACAAAGGCACATCAAGAGTTGATACACTCAGAAATAACCTAGAAGCAAAAGGGTATGTTACGGAGCAATACAATGGATACGCCAATAAAGGTGATTTGTTACTTTATGGCAACGATGATCATGTTGTTATCGCCGATGGTGCTGGTGGGTGCTTTGGCAATTCATCGAGTAAGGGGTACGCTATGAAGTATGGCAATGTAAATTATGCATGGCGTAATGATGAAGCTCCAACCAAGATTATTAGAATGGGGGCGACATAATGGATACAGAATACTTTAAAATTGTAAACATAATTAAAGAAATTGCAAGTACTGTTATTCAAAATGGCGAGCCTATGGAGGTAATCGTTGGTGAAGTCGTAAGTGCATCTCCATTAGAGATTAAAATCGACCCTAAGTTAACCATACCCGAGGAAAATATTGTTCTTACAAAGAATACCTCTGAATGGACTATGGAGATGAGCGTTGATCATGTTACAGAAAACCGTTCAGGCGGTGGTGGATATGCAGAATTTGCAAGCCATAACCACGAGTATAAGGGGCGAAAAAAGTACCTTGTACATAATCAGCTAGTTGTAGGTGATAAAGTCATAATGTTAAAAGAAACTGGCGGGCAACGCTACATTGCATTAGACCGTTGGTACAATCCGAATAGGGGGTGCACAACTAAATAATGGCAGAGAACTTACTTTTACCAAAACAGAATAGTGACACGCTAATCCCTGATACTGTGAATTATATTGAGCCATCTTTTACACATGCTATTGACTTTAGGACAGATGGTCAGATACGAGGGTATGCTGATAAACTGTCTGCCATAGAACAAGCGATTTATAAAATCATTAATACAGAACGATATCAATATCTTATATATAGTTGGAACTATGGCATTGAGTTACAAGATCTATTTGGAGAGCCTATCCCATACGTTTACGCTGAGCTGCAACGACGTATTGAAGAGGCTCTATTAAATGATGATAGAATCACAAAGGTCCATAACTTTGAATTTAGTAACAATGGCGGTGATGTCATGGTTGAATTTGATGTAGATACCATTTACGGTACGCTACAAAAAATCAAGAAAGGGGTGAAAGGTATTGTATGAGCACATGACATCGAGTAGGATTACAAAACGAATCTTAGACCGGGCAAGTGATCGTTACGATAAACGAGAGGGGTCCGTTATGTTTGATAGCGTAGCTCCAGCTGCTTTCGAAATGGCCGAATTATATATTATGGCTGATGTGATTTTGAAACAGTCTTTTGCTACTACTGCAAATCGCGAGTATCTGATATTACGTGCTGCAGAATTCAACATTATTCCTGAGGCCGCAACTTTTGCAGAGTTCGAGGGTAAGTTTAATATTGCGGTCCCTATTGGAAGCCGATTCAATTTTAATGAGTATAATTTCACAGTAAAGGAGCTTATTAATAATGCTGAACATCGGTATAAATTAAAAGCTGAAACTGCAGGACGTATCGTTAATAATAGTATCGGAACTATAACTCCGATTACAGGAATTAACGGCCTTACGGATGCAAGTATTACTAAGCTAATCACGCCTGGTGAGGATGAAGAGGATACTGAAGTATTTCGTAAGCGTTATTTTGATGCGATTAAGTCAAACGCCTACGGAGGCAATGGCGCAGATTACAAGAAAAAAGCTCTTGCTATCGCCGGTGTTGGTGGGGTTAAAGTGTACCGCTGTTGGAATGGAGGGGGGACAGTAAAGCTTGTAATAGTTAATAGTGAATTTGCAAAGGCTGACAATGAGTTAGTTAAAGAGGTTCAAAATACATTTGACCCAGGGCCTAACCAAGGGAAAGGCTACGGCTTAGCTCCTATAGGGCATACGGTTACTGTTGTATCTGCGGAACCTATTACTATTAACTACAAAATTCAAGTTAACATGAAAGCTGGACACCCAGTTAGCGAAATACAATCTAAGGTTGAAAAAGCAATATCAGATAAGTTGTTGAAACGCTGTGAGGAATGGTCAACTCAAGATGAAGGCAATTTTATATCAGTGCGAACCTCAATTATTACGGCGCTACTAATCGATATCGATAATGTGATTGATGTGGGCACGATTAAAATTAATGATCGTGCTATCAATCGATTAGACCTTAAAGATAATCAGATTCCTGTATTGGGTACAGTAGAGTTGGTGGCTATATGAACAATACAATTAATTTTGGAACGTTTAAACGTTTAATCAATCTTTCGGACTACGCTGTTCCTGTGACAAAAGATGCTGTAGATATTCAAGAAGTGTATAGAATTGAATCAATTGAGGTGCAAGCTATATGGGATTTACTCATTAATATTTTCAAAGAACAATATATTTATACAGCTGATGATTATGGATTGTCTCAATGGGAAAAAATTCTTGAACTTCAACCTGAGCCTACCGATTCATCTGATACAAGACGTTTTGCTATATTAGCTGCACTTTTGGGTCAACGTCCTTACACTATGATTAAGTTACGTGAATTACTAGATACATTATGTGGTGAAGGAAATTATAAAATCATAGAAGATTTTAATAATTACAGCATCAAATTTAAGATTTCATTAGGAGTAAAGAAACAACGTGACATCGTTGCTAATATGCTAAAAGAAATTATTCCAATGAACCTAATTTTTGACGTAGATTTGCTTTATAACCGCCACGTTGATTTGTCGCGCTTTACCCATAAAGAACTAGCTGAATTCACTCATTTTGCATTGAACCAGGAGGTGTTGCCATAATGGCAAATTATACGCCAATAATGAACTTGCTTAAACCTTTGGAGTCAGACAAATATGATGTCAATCTTAGAAATGATAACTGGCAAAAGATTGATGATTTCTTTGGTAGACTGCAAAATTCATTAAAAGACCATCGAGAATTAAATGAACTTGATCACCCTGATGCGAGTGTAACTACTCGGAAGCTAAAAGATGAGAGCGTTACAACCCCTAAACTCGCAGATAAATCCGTTACTGCGGATAAGCTATCTGATGATATTAATACAAAGCTAGATGACTCTTACGTAAAAAAATCCGGCGACACTATGACGGGCGATTTAGACATAGCTACAAGTGCTATTATTAAAATTCAACGCAAAGCCGGCGGAGGCTATCATACAATTTCAGATGGGGGAGTGGATAGCGATGGGGGTGGTACTAACTTAGACTTAGGTAATTATAAAAATACTAGAGCTTCTAATCTATGTTGTAAAGAAAGGCCGGGCTGGTTTGGAAAAAACGGCAATCCAGCATTTAACCCATTTCTAACAATTCCGGATATTATCGTTACATATGGTAGTGCTCGCGACGGGCAAACACTTCCGATTCCTGAAGGATTTACAGAAGATGAGTGCAAATGGTTGTTGTCCGTAAATCAATCCAATGTAGAAAGATACTATCTTGATGTTGACGAAGGCAATCCGCGGAATATGATTAATCTCGAATGTTGGAGAGAAGGAAGAAAGGTACATGTAGGGACGCGTTTAATAGGCACTCAAGGTGTATCTAAAAGCTGGAATGGCGTTGTTGAAAAAGGACGTTACGGTGAAGAGATCTTTATTCCAGGCGTCGCCAATTACATTTGTATTGCTGTAAAAAAAGCATAGGTGGTGATAAATATGATACCAGTTGAACATAATCTATCAGCTATTAAGGGCGAGTTCATCACCTTGACGATTGGATATAATGTCGAAGTAGATCCAGAAGATTTGTTTTCATGTGTAAGAAAATTTGTTCAAGACGATCACTACGAAGCCAAATTCAATATCACAGTATCAAAGGATAATTTAGCAACAGGCGAACGTTGTAGAATTATCCTTTCTTTGGATACAAAAGAATTACTTGACGGCAGATACGCGTGGGATTTATTTGTTTGGGCCGGAGATAGGCCTGTTAAATGTCTCGTCAAAGGACAATTAACTATTCTTGAAGGCGTCAGCAATAGAGGTAAATAATATGAATGATATTAATGTTTATGTAGACGCTGAAGACAATATAAATATTAAAGATGATAAACAAATTATCAAATTACAAGTACGTTTCGAAGATTTAACCGAAAGCCAAAAGCAACAACTCAAAGGAGACAAAGGCGATCCATTACGTTTCGAAGATTTAACCGAAAGCCAAAAGCAACAACTCAAAGGAGACAAAGGCGATCCATTACGTTTCGAAGATTTAACCGAAAGCCAAAAGCAACAACTCAAAGGAGACCCAGGCCCAGCGCCTGACACTTCAGAGTTCATGGTTAAAGATGAGCTTGAGCAAATTATTACTATATTAAAGCAAATTAACGGAGGTAACTAACATGGCAAGACCAAAACAAGTAATTATTAATGATTTAATGGGTGAATTAGATAAATTTGGTGGTCATATCACTCAAATTAGAGATGCCATTCAATCTAAAGGCGTAACGTCTGAGGGCAAACTATTCAAGTTTGCTGATGAAATCAACCGCATTGAGCCTGCTAGCACTTATGGATATATCCTTGATGCGGTAAAAGGTGCATATAGTAAAGGCTATTCTGATAGTGAGATTGTTGGGATTATTAATAATTTAGCAAATAAGAATCAACCACCTCAACCACAACCAGGCCCGAACCCTGCACCTACTTTTGATGCAGCAACTGCTACCGAGATTTTGCCTAAACAGTTCTACGGAAAATCTGATTTAGAAGGAGAATTAACCTGCCCTAATGTAATCAAAGTAGGCGCTGAGGCATTTGTAGGTACTGAGTACAACATTGTAAAATTACTAAAGGCTACTGAGATTGATAAAGATGCTTTTAGATATTCTAATATTAAGGTACTATACATTCCTAGTTTTGTGTGGAAGGGTGGTAATTTGGATTTAGGTAATAATAATTACCCTAAATATATGCTTAATAAGATTATAGTAGCAGATGAGTCTGTTCCACCTAGTGATATTGGTATTTATAAAGTTGACTTTGAAGTGTACAACCATGATGAAACTAAGAAATGGGATATTTATAGTAATGTTTGGAAGCCAGTGTAATACTTTGGTAAGGAGATAATTGAATGTGGACATGGCAATTTCAGTTAGATGACATCCTCACTACACTAACCATTGTTAGTGTAGTGGCAGGCCTTACCTATAAAGTATTGGTGCTTCCGTTATTGGAAAAACGTGACTTGCAACATTTGCAAGACACTCTAGTTTTCCAAGAAAAAATGGGGGTTTTAACAGAAACCCTCAATGACTTGAAGAATGAAATTAAGTTATCTCGTGAAGAACGTGTAAAAGCATATACAGAACACGTGAAACTAGCCACAAGGGTAAAAGGAATGGAGTCGCGTATAGATGAGTTAAAGGAGGAGTTTCATGAACATACCGCAAAATCTCATCAATACAGTTAAAAAATCATATCAATCTATTAGGGTGGCGAAAGTCCACCCTACTTTAGTATGGGGTGCGAGAATACTCATACTTATTATGTTAACGCCAATTATATTGGCAATCATGGCTTATGCAATTTCATTTTATTTAGGAGAAATATCTAGCGCAAACGATAAGATCATAACAATGGGAGCATTCTTAATTGACCATATGTTTGGAGCTCCGGGCGTGATAGTATCACTCACAGGATTATTATGGCTTAGCGTTGATAGGGATAATAATGGTATCCCAGATAAGTTAGAAGAACAACCCAAAATACAACCATTATCGAATATTACAGAAAGGAGTGATTATAATGCACCTCGTTAGTCTTACTGACTTAAACGAATATTGCCGTAGAGCTTTAGGCCAAATCAATAAAATCTATTTGCATTGGACGGCAGGTAGGTACAATCAACAATTTGATGACTACCATATTAACATCGATAGGGATGGGAATATTTACATTGATGGCGAATTAACAGACCATAAAAACCACACCTATATGCGCAATGGTTTTGCAGTAGGTATTGCTTTAGACTGTGCTTATGGGGCTCAATGGACTGATAACCTTGGTGAATATGCACCTACAGATGCACAGATTGAAACTTTAGCGCAAGTGGTAGCGTTGCTGTGTGTTGACCTTGGCATTCCGTGTGATATTAGACATGTTCTCACCCATGCCGAGGCCGCCGATAACATGGACGGCTACTATGCTCACGAACCGTATGGACCTACTACAACATGTGAACGATGGGACTTATGGGCTATACGTGAGGGTGATGTTCCTGGTTCTGGTGGCGATGTAATTCGTGGCAAAGCTAAATATTATGCTCAACAATGGGGAAGTAATATATAGGGGGTATATATGTATGAGAAATTTAAAACTATATTTTCTGCCTATAGGGGCTATTGCACTGCTATTGTGGTGCTTATTGTTTGCATCATCTGTATATGGGTCTACTCCAACAGAACCAGTAACATTGACACCACAGGAATACGCAACGCTGAAAACGAACTTCGACACGCTAGAGAGTACAATAGACAGTCAATTGACTACAATCAACGAATTAGAACAGCAGTTGAGCGTAGCCAAACTCTCAACGAGCGAACAGAAGAACGAATTAATACAAGCCTTGAACTTAATCAACGAACAGAAAACGCAATTGACGCAAGCACGGGACTTACTTCAAAAGCAAGAGCAGATGCTGAACGAGCAAAAGCTATCATTAGCGAAAGCAGAAATATACTTAGAGCAGCAGAAGAAAGAAATACACAAAGCCAAGATGGAACAACGCAAAAGTAAGTTGTTAAATATCCTATTAGGTGGTACTGTTGTATACCTAGCGGCCAAGAATTGAGGTGATCCATACATCTCCTGAGCATGAGCAGGTGGACTCATGGATTGACTGTAGTAATGCAAAAGACCTTACTGGGAATATATCCTGGTAAGGTCTTTTTTTGTTTATAAGTAGTAATTGCAGATAAGATAAAAATATGGTGTAATTAGGGTAATAATAGGAGGTGGGAGTAATGCTGAAAGTATTTTATAAAGACCCACATTTTATGAGGGACGCAGTAATTGTAGATAACTATGCTGCTGCATGGGATATAATATGCTCCATGCAACAGAGGCTAGGGAAAGGCATACTTCTTGTTGGTAGGGAAACATGGGAGGACCTTAGATTGGTCGAGCATTTTCCTGATTTTATTTGGACAGATGATGTAAAGGCAGTATATGTTAATAGTGATAAAACATTAATGATTTCTGCTCCGTCAAAGTATAATCGAGCCAACGTTTTAAAGCTTATCAAATTCTTTAGACTTCACTATTCTATTCGAGAAATATAAATGTGAGAGCTTTAAAATCAGTTTAAGTTTAAAACGGTTGCTTAACCGTTGCTCAACCTAAAACACATAAAATCCAGTAATAACGAGGATAGATGGCACTTTTAAATAATTTCCGCTGAATAGTACAACAAATTTAAAAGACCAGTAAACGCTTATGTTTACTGGTCTTTTTATTTTTGCAAAACGGTAAAAATCACCTAATTTCTTCTCGGTTGCTCAACCGTTGCTCACCTTTTAATAGGTCATCTCCGTAAGGTAACTTATTCACCGCATCAATATATTGTTGTAGTGTTTTATGCGTATAAACATCTGCAGTGATATTATCCTTGTTAGCGTGGCCAACAATCCTCTTAATAATGATCTCGTCAATACCTATGTTGCTGCACATTGATATAAAAGTATGTCTAGTATCATGAGGTTTGTGCTCGCCTAGGTTCCATTCTTTACATCGCTTTTGTAGTTCTTTACGGTATATGTCCTTATGTATCACGCCATCTAATAAGCACTCGGAGCGTTTGAATTTTGCTTGCTGATATAGCTCTTTGATGAAAGGGGAGATGCATTCCGCAATAGGGATAGCTCGATTACGGCCTGCTTCTGTTTTAGAGCCGCCAGTCATATACCGTTCCTTAATATGAATATCATCGACTCGGATTGTTTGTAATTCGTTCAATCTGAGCCCCGTGTAGGCGTATATGAGTGTTAGCTTGGATATTATATCGTCCGAGTGCTTCCAAAGCCCATAGAGCGCTAAATTTGTAAATATGTTAGCTTTCTTAATTGGCGTTGCGTTTTTGTTGATGATAATATCGGAAAGGTAGTTGCGAGGAATGACTTCCTGTTTGACTGCAAGTGTGCCTACCGAAACTATGATCGCTTTAATTAGCTTCTGATAAGATTTTGTATGGGTGGAATTATCGAATATAGACTGCAGGTGAGCCGCCCTAAGATTTTTCATTTCTATATTAAATAGGTGCTCTACTAATTTTCGCACAACGTGCATGCTTTTAATTCGCCCTTTAGATAGCCCCTGGCGCTCCGCTTCTTCTAGGCGCCAATCAAAGCACTGTCCAAAAGTAATTTTGCGTTCCTCCTGGATTTGCGGATTAGTAGAGAATAGAGCAAGGGCATTATACGCTTCTTTTTGCGTCGCAAAGGTGCCTATTGATTTGCGCAAGGGTTTACCCTGAGAATTATATCCGAGGGTCACCACGGCTCGATATGGGCGTCGTAGTGGCTTGTGTTTCATCTTATATACGGTGCCAGTACCATTGGCGCGTTTCATGGCCATAATTACATACCTCCTATAACTAAGCCCCTATCTGAGTAGTATCGGATAGGGGCTTACTGTTATTAATCATTTGTCTTATTGACTAATTTATTTTCTTTGTCCATAATTTCTGCTAATTTATCAGCGTTAATAGGTATTTCAATTTTATCGCCATTTCCATTAATAAATTTAATAGTATACGGCGGGTTCATAATTATTTGTTTAGGTATTGCATAGTAGACAAGGGCATAGCTATGCGGCATCATATCATAGATTTTGGTATCCATCGCTACTGGGATTATATACTGATTGTCCTTTTCTATAAGTAATCGTTGTGATGGTAGTTGAGGCATTACCGTGCCCGCTAATGGATTTTTAAGATGAAGTGCATATGTAGCTATGTATACATAATCATTACTGTTTAGTATGGCTTTCTTAAAAGATTCGTCTGGAAAAATCAGACGATCGTCTTTGGAATATGATACATATTTAGTGATTGTAGCTGGGGTAATTAATACCGCGGCGCCACCAGCTCCACTCCGAAGTTCAACTCCATAATTAATTGGGCTTTCAAGTTTACGATCAGTTTTATAATTTTGCCCGGTGCTCCAGATTTTATCATACGTTTCTGGGGTTACATCAATAAATTGTGCAAATGAAGAACTAGCAACTGTTGCAAATAATGCCGCGATAGATAAAATTTTATAGAATTTCATTGTTTATCTCCCTTATTAATCTCCCTTATTAATCTCTTACAAAGTCACATTGTACATAACAACCTTACCAATCAGATATAATTCATCTGTATTCTCGTAACTAAATATGATGTCCCGAAATGCCATATCCGAGCTAT